CGTGGCCGGCAAGCGGGTGCGTGCGATTGTGCCGGAGCTGGCCAGCGCCACGGCGGCGGCGGCGGCGCTGGCCACGGCGATCAATGAAGCGCTGGACTTGCCGGTTTCGGCAGCAGCGGTCGCCGGCGTGGTGACGCTGACCTGCAAGTTCAAGGGCGAACTCGGTAACGACATTACGCTGTCGCTGAATCGCCTGGGTCGCGTCAATGGCGAAATGACCCCGGCCGGTCTGACGGTGACGGTCGGCGCCATGGGGGCCGGTGCCGGTACGCCGGACATGGCCGTCGCCTTGGCCGCCCTGGGCGACGAACCATTCGAGTTCATCACCCAGCCCTGGACGGATGCGTCCACGCTGGACGACTGGCGCGACGTGATGAACGACAGCGCGGGTCGTTGGTCGTGGGCTAAGCAGATTTACGGCCACGTCTACAGCGCCAAGCGCGGCACCCTGGGCCAGTTGGTGGCGGCCGGGCGTTTGCGTAACGATCCGCACGTCAGCATCGGCGGCATGGAAACCAGCATTCCCCAGCCGGTGTGGGAAGTGGCGGCGCAGTTCGGTGCGCGCACGGCGGTGTTCATCAGTGCCGACCCGGCGCGGCCGACGCAAAGCGGTGCCTTGCTCGGGATCGACCCGGCGCCGTCGAGTGATCGTTTCCTACTCGACGAGTCACAAGCCTTGCTGGGCAGTGGGATTGCCACGTTCAACTATTCCGGCAGTGCGATGCGGATTCAGCGGGCCGTGACGACCTACCAGAAAAACGCCTTTGGCCAGACTGACAACTCGTACATGGACAGCGAGCCGCTGCACCAGTCGGCCCACGTGCTGCGCGTCCTGCAATCGCGCATTACCAGCAAGTATGGCCGGCACAAACTGGCCAATGACGGCACCAACTTTGGCCCCGGCCAGGCCATCGTCACGCCGCTGGTGATTCGCGGCGAGCTGATCGCCGCTTATGGCGAGCTGGAGCGCGCCGGCATCGTTGAGAACATGGAGCTGTTTAAGGCCAACCTGATCGTTGAGCGCGATGCGGCCAACCCGAACCGCCTCAACGTGCTGTTCCCGCCGGACCTGGTGAATCAGTTGCGCGTGTTTGCGCTGCTGTATCAATTCCGTTTGCAGTACCCCGACGCGGCGTAAGCCGATCCAGTAACAACTAAGCCCGCCAAGTGCGGGCTTTTTCATGAGAAATAGTTATGGGCCAGAAAGTTGCGGGCACGTGTTACATCAAAGTCGACGGTGATCAGTTGGTGATTACGGGCGGCGTAGAAGTTCCAATTTCCAAAGTTAAACGGGAAACCATCGTCAAAGGCTATTACAAAGAGGAAGACGTTATCCCCTTTGTGAAAGTGGATGCCATCAAGACGCCGGGGTTGGATCTTTCCAAAATCACCGAAGGCACCAACATGACGGTAACCGCTGAATTTAAAGACGGTAGCAGCTATGTATTGAGCGGCGCCTACTTGGTCGACGACGCCACGGTTAACGGCGACGACGCAAAACTCAGCCTCAAGTTCGAAGGCATTGACGGGAATTGGCAGTAATGGAAAAGACAGAATTCAAACTTGCGACACCGATCCAAGCGCACGGCGAAGAAGTCAGCGTGCTGGAAATCCGCCGCCCAACGGTTGCCGAAATTCGCGCGTTAAAGGTGCTGCCGTACAACCTGGGCGAAACCATGTTGCCGGTGCTGGACATGGAGGCCGCGTGTAAGTACCTGGCGATTTGCGCGGCTATCCCGGCCAGTTCGGTCAATCAGTTGGACTTGTCCGACTTGAACACGCTGGCCTGGCAGGTGGTTGGTTTTTTCATGCCGAGCAGTACGGAAGCGCCGAAGACCTGATCGCGGTCGCCTATGACCTGGCGTACTTCTGGAAAACCGACCCTGAACTAATCATGGGTCGGACTCTTGACGTGGTATTTGAAAGTTATGACCACGCTTACAGGATCGTGCAAGAACAGCGGGTGGAATAATGGCCGATAAGTTTCAGTTAAAGGCGCTTATTACCGGCGTTGATAAACTGTCGCCGATGTTGGGTGGTATCCGCAAGAACGCCATGGGGTTGCGCAAACAACTTAATAGTTCGGGGCTGGGAAAAATCAGCTTTATGGAAGCGCTCCAGGGCGGCGCATTGGCGGCGCCGTTTGTGATGGGGGTCAAGGCCGCTATTGGTTTTGAAAGCGCCATGGCCGACGTGAAGAAGGTGGTTAACTTCGAATCCTCGGACCAGTTTAAGGAAATGGGCCAGGACGTGCGGAACTTGTCCAAAGAGTTGCCCATGTCGGCCGAAGGCATCGCGTCGATTTATGCGGCGGGGGGGCAGTCGGGTATTGCGCGGGAAGAGTTGGGAGCGTTCGCCAAGGACGCGGTGAAAATGGGCATTGCGTTCGACACCACGGCCGAGGAATCCGGGTCGATGATGGCCAAGTGGCGAACGGCGTTTAAGTTGAACCAGACAGAGGTTGTTGCGCTGGCTGACAAGATCAACTTGCTGGGTAATACCGGCGCGGCCAACACGGGGCAAATCTCCAAGATCGTCACGGCCATCGGTCCCTTGGGGGAAATCGCCGGCCTCAACGCCGGGCAGATTGCCGCCATGGGCGCGTCCCTGGCCGGTGTCGGTATCGCCGAGGACGTGGCGGCGACGGGCATGAAAAACTTCGCCCTGACCCTGACGGCCGGTACAGCGGCCACCAAGTCGCAGCAGGAGGCGTTTAAGGCGTTGCGTCTGGATTCGGCGGCCATCGCGAAAGGCATGTCGACCGATTCTGAGGGCACCATTAACAAGGTGCTGAAGTCGCTCGCGCATGTCGAGAAAAGTAAGCAGGCCGCCGTGCTGACGCAGCTGTTCGGCAAGGAATCGGTGGGGGCCATCGCGCCACTGCTGACCAACCTCGACACGTTGCAAAAGAACTTTGCGATGGTCGGGAAAAACGGCAAGTTTGCCGGCTCGATGGAAGCTGAATATGCGTCGCGCGCGGCCACGACGGCGAACGCGGTGCAGCTGACGCAGAACCGTGTCACGGATTTGGGTATCGCGGTCGGCACGGCCTTGCTGCCGCCGTTTAATGACTTCCTGGCGCAAATCGGCCCGCTGATCAGTGGCGTGTCCGACCTGGCGGCGGCTAACCCTTGGTTGATCAAGGGCTTGATTGGTGCTGCGGTGGGCTTCGGTGTGCTGCGTATTGCTACGGTAGCGTCGACAGTGGCACTCGGAGTGATGAACGCGGTGGCCACCATGAGCCCTATCGGTCTGGTGGTGCGCGGCATTGCCATTGTGGCGGGGCTGTTGATGGCCAACTGGGCGACGGTCGCGCCGTACTTCGAAGCCATCTGGGCGAAGATCGAGGCGCCGGCCATGCGCGTGTGGGACTGGATGAAAGCGGCGTTCGAATGGTCGCCGCTGGGCCAAGCCATCGAAAACTGGGAACCCTTGAAAGTGTTTTTTGCGGCACTGTGGGAGCTGATCAAGGCCTTGTCGACGCCGTTTTTTAACTTCCTGGTCACTGTGTTCGATTGGTCGCCGCTGGGGCTGATCGTTAAGCACTGGTCGCCGATCACGGCCTTTTTTAAGGGGATCTGGGACAGCGTCCGCCCGTTTCTGGAGCCGATCCTAAATTACTTCGGCGCCGGTGAAGGCGGCCCCGGGGTGATCGCGACCGCGACGAACAAGGTCCAAAACTGGACCGAGCAGCAACGCGCCGCCAATGTCGGCCCCGGTGGGGGGGATGGCAGCTTTGTGCAGGCGGGCGCCGCGCAGAACGCCAAGGTCTTGCAGGCGCAGCGCAATCAAACCCAGGGCGGCGGCCTCGATCCTAAATCGCTGCTACGGGCGCCTGGCTCGCTTAATCAGCAGGCAGCTGCCAATCAGCGCACCAACCTCGATGGCGCCCTGGTGATGAGTTTCGTGAACGCCCCGCCCGGATTAAAGATGGAATCAAGCCAAACCAACCAACCCGGCTTGCAAGTTAAGGCGCAGGTCGGCGTCCGCAGCTTATCGAAATAATAGGAACTCCCATGGTTGCGAAGACGTGGCGCGACGAGCTACAGCCGGCGTCGTTTCGTGGCGTGCCCTTTTGGGTCGACACGGACACGACGCCGGTAGGGCGCCGGACTCAGGTGCACGAATACCCGCAGCGCAACAAGCCGATGGTGGAAGACCTGGGCGAGATAACCAGGATCATTCAGCAGGCCGGTTTTGTCATTGGCGACGACTGCTTTTTTCAGCGTGACAACCTGCTGCATGCGCTGAATACCCCCGGCGAAGGGATCTTGATTCACCCGTGGTTCGGGCGGATGACCGTCACCGCGACCGACTGCGCGGTCAGTCACGCGCGCCCTGATGGCGGCATGGTGGTGTTTGACCTGACGTTTGTCGAAGCGGGCGAAAAGGGCTATCCGGCCGGCGTGCCGAACACGGCGCGACAGCTGGAAGTCGAGAACGAAAGCCTGCTCGATTCGATCATTGCCCGTTACAAGTCGGCGATGGCCCTGGTCAACAAAGCCAAGATGAGTATCACCGCGCTGCAAAACGGCCTGGCCGGGGTGCAGATGGCGATTCAGCGGGAGATTAGCCAGGTCACCGGCCTGGTCAGCTCGGTGGCGTCGCTGGCGGACATGGTGATGAATTTCCCGGACAACCTGTCCTCGATGTTGAGCGCGCAGTTTTCCAGCATGAGCGCGGACTTCGACCGCTTCAGTTCGTCCAAGCGTGAAGCCAGTAGTCAGTGTGAAAGCGCCCAGGCCATTGCCGTCTTGCCCCCGGCGGCGGGCGGTGTGGCGACGGTGGCGGCGGTCCAAGCGACCCGGGATCTGGTGCGCGAAGTGCTGATCGTCTACGCCGTGCGGGTGGTGTCGGCCATGCCGGTCGTATTGCCCCCGGCGGTCTTGCCGGCGGTGCCGACCGTGGCGCAGCAAGCGGCCTCACCGATCCAGCGCGCCGAGGTGCCGACCGCTGACGAAGTTCTGGCGCTGCGTGACGCGCTGGTGGCGGTGTTGTGGGAGGCGGCGCTAGTGGCGCCCTTCGAACACTTCGAGCGGCTCCAGAGCGTGCGCAAATTGGTCAAGGAGCATCTGACCGCCGTGGCCCGGGCCAGCGTGTTGATGGTGACGGTCACGCCGAAACAAAGCCTGCCAGCGCTGGTGCTGGCGTATCAGCAGTTCGGGGATGCCACCCGGGCGGATGAAATCGTTACGCGTAACAGCGTGGCCCACCCGGGCTTCTTGCCCCCGCTGTCGCTGCAAGTCGCCCAGGAGTAAGCCATGCACGACGACAACGCTGTGACGCTGAGCGTCAACGGCCTGGATTATGGCGGCTGGAAGAAAGTCAGCATCAGCGCCGGCATTGAGCGCCAGAGTCGAGACTTTAGCCTCGACATCACCTGGTCGTGGCCCGGCCAGGAAACGCAGATACCGATTCAGCAAGGCGCGCGGGCCGAGGTGCGCATCGGCCCTGACTTGGTGTTGACCGGGTATGTGTTTGCCACGCCGATCAGCTATGACGCCAATCAGATTACCCGGGGCATCAGTGGCCGTTCGCGCACGGCGGATCTGGTCGACAGTGCGGCGATCAATCAACCCGGGCAATGGAGCGGGCAGAGCATGCAGGCCATCGTCCAGGAGCTGGCCGAGCCCTACGGGATTCAGGTGGTCAGCCAGGTGGCCGAGACGTCGCAAATCTCCGAACACACCATCGAGCCCGGCGAAACGGTATTCGAATCCATCGACCGCTTGTTGACCCTGTCGCGCCTGTTGTCCACGGACGACGAGCGCGGGCGCCTGGTGATCATCGAGCCCGGCAGTGGCGGGCGCACCTTCGACCGCCTGGAGCTGGGCGAAAACATCCTCAGTGGCTCGATGAGCGCGGACTTTTCCGGGGTGTTTTCGGAATACCGCGTGGTTGGCCAGCGCAAGCGCAAGGACGAGGAAGACGGCGCCGAGGCGTCCGAGGTGCAGGCCAGCGTCATTGACCCACGGTCGCCGCGCAAGCGCGTGCTGTTGATTCAGGAGAGCGGGCAGATGACCACCGAGCTGGCCGAGGCGCGGGCCAACTGGGAGCGCGGCAACCGCATCGGCAAGGCCTTGATGGTGCAATACACCGTGCAGGGCTGGCGGCAGTCGAACGGCGCGCTGTGGAAGGTCAACACCATTGTGCGGGTGGTGGATGCCTTGCTGGGGCTGGACCGCGACATGTTGATCAGTGAAATCGAATACACCCTCGACGAGGGCGGCACGCTGTCGCACATCACCGTAGGCCCACCGGAGGCCTTTCTACCTGAACCGAAAGACCCGCACAGCACCCGCAAGCTGAAGAAGGGCGGCAAGGCGGACAACTTCGAATACTTGATCCCTGCTGACTGGAAACCCGAATAAATGAACCTGAAAAATCTGCTGTCACGCGGCGTCGTGGTGCTGGTGAATGCGGCCAGCAAGGTGCAAGGGATGCAAGTCAAGTTGCTGGCCAACGAAGTCAAAGACGGCATGGAGCATTTCGAACCCTACGGCTTTACGTCCAACCCGTTGCCCGGCGCCGAGGTGCTGGCGGCGTTCTTCGGTGGTGATCGTTCCCATGGGGTGATCGTCTGTGCCGCCGACCGCCGTTTTCGTTTGCAGAACACCGCGCCGGGCGAGGTGGCGCTGTACACGGACGAAGGTGACAAGATCCATTTTAAGCGTGGCCGGGTGATTGAAATCGAAACCGTGATCCTCAAGGTCAAGGCGACCGAGGCGGTCGAGTTCGACACGCCGGAGATCCGCACCACCGGCAAGATCGTCTCGCAAGGCGATCAGGTGGCCGCCGGCATTAGCCAGGTTGAGCACCAGCACGACAAGACGCCGGCCGGCAATCTGACCACCCCGCCGGTGGCGCCTTGACCATGGCCCTGATCAATGAAGACCTGACCGAAAGCGCCTGGCGCCGTGCGGCCGTGGTCAGCCTGTTGACCTGGCGCCGGGCCGGGCCGGATGACCCGCTGGATGACGGCGAGCGGTACGGCTGGTGGGGCGACAGTTACCCGAGCGTCACCAACGACCGTATCGGCTCAAAACTGTACTTGCTGCGCCGCCGCTCGCTGACTGCACAGACCGAACGCGACGCGCAGACCTATGCCCGTGAGTCGCTGCAATGGATGCTCGACGACGGCCGCGTCACCGCCGTGGCGATCACCACCGAGCGCGGCCCCGACCGCCTGAACATGCGTGTCGTGCTGACCTTCCGGGATGGCGCCACGCTCGAACTTTTCCTCGACGACCTCTGGCAGGTGATCCATGACGTTTAATACTCCCACGCTGCCGACGTTGATCACCCGCGCCCAAGGCGACCTGGCGGGCACCAGCGCCTTGCTGCGCTCCGACGCCGAGGTGCTGTCTCGTGTACTCGGCGCCGCCTCTTTCGGCCGCTACGGGCATCAGGCCTACATTGCTCAGCAGATTCTGCCGGACACGGCCGACGAGGAAACGTTGCGGCGCATGGCGCGTGTCCGTCTCAAGCGCGACCAGTTGCCGGCGGTGGCCGCCAAAGGTCCGGTGGGTTTTGTCGGTACGGCCGGCGCCTTGCTCGATGCCGGCACGCTGTTGCGGCGCGAGGATGGCCAGCGCTTTCGTGTGTCGTTACCCGTCACGCTGACTGGTGCGTCGGGGGTGGCGGTGCTGGAAGCAGTCACCCCGGGCCAGCTCGGTAACACGCCGGCCGGCACCACGCTGCGCACGGTGTCGCCGGTCCTGGGCGTCTCCGACACCTTCACCGTCCAGGCGCCAGGCTTAACCGCTGGCACCGAAGAGGAAGGCCTAGAGACGCTGCGCGCGCGGGTGGAACGCTCATATAAGGTCGTCGCCCATGGCGGCAGCACCTCCGACTATCAAACCTGGGCGCTGGAGGTGCCCGGGGTGACGCGGGCCTGGGTCCGCCGGCACTGGATGGGGCCGGGCACGGTGGCGGTGTTTATCGCCCGGGATGGTGACATCGATCCAATCCCGACACTGGAAGCGCTGGCTCAGGCCTTCGCTTACATCGAGAACGAACGCCCAGTGACGGCCGAGCTGGCGGTATTGGCCCCGGTCGAAAAGCCGTTGCCGTATCAAATCCAGCTGACCCCGGACAGTGGCGCCACCCGGGCCGCTGTGGAAGCCGCCCTGATGGATCTGCATAACCGCGAATCCGACCTGGGCGTCACGCTGCTGCTGACGCATATCCGTGAAGCCATCAGCGCCGCGACCGGCGAAAAGGATCACCAGTTGTTCGCGCCACTGGCGGACGTCGTGCCGGGCGCCAATGAGTTGCTGACCTTTGGGGGCATCCTGTGGAGATAAGAACCGCGAGCGACTACTACGCGCAGCTGGTGGCGCTGCTGCCGCCGGGGCCGGCCTGGGACGTTGAACTGCTGCCGGAGCTGCGCGAAGTGCTGCAAGGCGCCGCCCAGGAGCTGGCCCGCGAAGACCTGCGCTTGTCCGATCTGTATGCCGAGATGTTCCCCGAGACGGTGCGCGAGCTGGTGCCGGACTGGGAGCGGGTGATGAATCTGCCCGACCCGTGCCTCGGTGCGAATCCAGCGTTTGAGGATCGCCAGTTGGCCGTGCGCCGCCGCCTGGTTGAGGTCGGCGGGCAAAGCCGGGCCTTCTTTATCGGGGTGGCCATCACGCAAGGGTATCCCGAGGCCAGCATTACCGAGCATCGAGCGCCCCGATTTGGCCGCTCACGGTTTGGCCGCGATCACTTCGGCACCTGGTCGGCCCAGTTCATGTGGACGCTCAACACCGGGCCGCGTCGGCGCCTGGGCCGGCGCTTTGGCGCGAGCTTTTGGGGGGAGCGTTTCGGGGTCAACCCGAGCGGCGCGCTGGAGTGCGTGATCCGCCGGGCAGCCCCGGCGCACGCTTTAGAATTTATTAATTATGGGGACGCTGAATAAATGGATTATCCAAAAAGCACGCCTAACGTCGGGTTGGTCGGCGGTAAGTTTATTGATGAAAACACCACGTCCGGCGTGGTCGGCTCGTTGATCCCCTCGAGCTGGGGTAACAGTGTTACGGATGAGCTGTTGGCCGTTATCCAGGCCGCCGAGCTGACCCCGGACGAACACAACAATGGCCAATTGTTGCAGGCCATCAGCGCCTTGCAGGCCAAGGCGACGCCCGAGGCGACGGCGACCGTGTTGGGCCTGGTCAAGCAAGCGACTCAGACCGAGGCTGAAGATGGCACCGACTCGAAAAAGTCCATGTCGCCGTTGCGCGTGCATCAGGCCATTGCGAAGAAAGCGGCGGCCGTGGTGATTTCGACCGCCGCTTCCAAGGTGCTGACGGCCAATGACTTGGGGCTGGTGCTGGTCGATAGCACGGCCGCCGCGACGAACATCACGCTGCCCGCCTCGGATGGCGCGCTGGGTGTGCGTGACGTAATTATTCGCCGCGTCGATAACGGCGGCAATCGCTTGACCGTCACGGCGGCGGGGACTGACAAGATCAAGTTTCACACCCACCTGCGCGCGGCGGGTTATGCGTTTTTTGTGCTGATGGGGGCGGGGGATTTTTGGCATCTGCGCAGCGATGGCGCGGGTAACTGGTTTCCTATTGCGCGCTTTGATGCGACCCCCCTGGGGCGCCCGGTGTTTGAAACCATTATGGCGTTCCAGCCTGGCGGCTGGGCAGGCAGCAACAACGTCTACCTCCGCGCGGAATGGCCGTGGGTGTGGGACCACGCGCAAGCCTCGGGCATGCTCACCACCGAAGCCGCGCGCGGCGGCATGGAGGGTGGGTGGACCTCGGGCGATGGTGCGACCACGTTCCGTACTCCAGACCCGCGCGGTAAATTCTTTCGACCCCTTGACGAGTCTGCCGGGATCGATCCGGGCCGTGTGGCGGGCAGCTATCGGCTCGATGATTTCAAGAGTCACGCCCACTATCAATCCTCCACAGGCTACGGCACGCAGGCGATGGGCGGCGGGAGCATCACCTATGCCACCCCGACTGGTGGCAGCACTGGCGCCGCTGGCGGCGCTGAGACGGTCCCGAAACACATCGCCTGGCCCGTCCGACTGAAAATGATCTGAGGTATCTATGAACGTGAATTACAAAACGGTTTACATCGCCGATCTGGCCGGCGCCCTATCCCCTTGCCTGTTGGGTGAGACGCCGGGGATCGGCTTCCAGCCGCCAGAGGGCGCCATCGACCTGGGCTATGAACTCGCGGCGCCGGCCGACGGCTTCGTGTGGACGCTGCTGGCCGGCGAACCGGTGCAAGTGCGCGACTGTCGCGGAGCGGTCTACAGCACCGCCACGGGGGCGGTGCAGGCGCTCGACGTGCTGGGTGAGCTGCCCGAAGGCATGACGGTGTTGCCGTGGCCCGGGCCTTTTCATGCCTGGCTGAATGGCGCCTGGCAGCTTGATCAAGCGGCCCAGCTGGCGGCCCAAGCGGCCGAGACCATCGCCGATGTTCTGAAGGAGCGTGACAGCCGCTTGAGCATCGCCGCGCTGCGTATCGCCCCGTTGCAGGATGCGCAAGACCTGGGCGAGGCCACGCCGGCCGAAGAGGCCGCCCTGCTGAGCTGGAAGCGCTACCGCGTTGCGTTAAACCGGATCGAGCAGCAAGGCGGATTCCCACAAACCATTGAATGGCCCGCGCCCTCCAGCCCCCTGGCTACGCCCTAACGCCCCGCACTGACGGGGCGTTTTGCTGTTGGGTCTTTAATTTTCGCCGGGCCTTGAAAGGTGAGGCGCGCCCGTTAAGTTAAATGAGGTCTGGCAGGGTCACCGGTCAGACAAGTGGCGGCGTTCTGCTCGGGCTCGGGTAGAGTGCCCCCGCTGCTGAAATGGCGACAGGCCACCACTGTTTATCTATCCAGTAGTGGGCGATTCTAGATAGAATCGCCGCACTTGAACGACTGCTGTAGGAAGGAACCCCTCATGCCGAATACCCCCTCTGTAAACCCTTTGATCAAAAGTGACCAAGCGTCTACTATCGACGCGATTAATCAGTACGTTGCGTGGTTGTGCATTCAAAAAGCCAACGACGACACGGCGCACCCTGGGGAATCGCTGCAACTGGAGACGTTGCGGCAGGCCGTTGTTTCGCTAAAGGTTGTGTAAATTTACACTAATTGTGGACGACCAAAGATCGGCGCGTTATTCTGAGCGCCGTCAGCCCCTCGGGGCACAGCAGCAAGAAGAATTAGAAAGTTTTCGGCAGGCTTAAAAAAGAAAACCCCCGACCTTGGCGGGACGGGGGTTTCTGGCGATCAGCACAAAAAATTGGCTTCCCACCGGGCAGGTAGAAGTCTATTAGCTGATCACCGCATAAGCAAGCCCTAGCCATTAGGGAAGTTTTGGATGATCGGCGAAGCCTCAGTAGAAGGCCGCCCCGGCTTTTTGCAGGGGCTGATAGATTTGCAGCCCCTGGCCCGCGTTCTGCGCCTGGCCTTGGCTGTCGGTGGTCGCCCGTGAAGCGCGCCAAGGCTACCGTCCACTACCTCCCAGGTTCGCCCGAATCTGCCGTCTATAGCGGCCTGTCCGCTGTCCAGACCAAAGCCCCCGCCAAACGCCTCAAGCGTGTCGATCGTTCGGCGCAGCAGCGCCGGCCGCGCGCCCTGACCGACAGCCAGCGCCGGACCTTCCTCGGCACAGCCGCCGAGCGCGTGCGGGAAGAAGCCAAAGACCGCCAGTGCAAGTGGCTGCGCGAATTCGACGTCTACCAAACCAGCGGCTACCGCACCAACCAAAAACGCTGGGATTCGCTGGCCGAAATCATCGAGCCAATCCTGGCGCGCATGGACATTGCCACCCTGGTACTGGGCTACATCGACAACAAGACCGGCGACTTTCACCTCAACCGCCAGCGCGGCCTGGCCGAAGACACCAGCCTGCAAGAGTGGACCGTCTCGCGCCTGATGGCCGCCTTGGAGGCGTCCGGCTATGTGCGCCGCAAGATGCGCCGGATCTGCCACAACGGTCGTTACTGGATCACCCGCGTGACGATCAACATTCGCCCGCGCTTCTTCATTCACCTCGGCCTGGGCTACCAGCTCGCCGAGGCCCGCACGCAGAAGAAAGCCAAGCGCAAGCAACTGCTGGAAACCTTCGGCAAGAAACGCGCGGACGCCCTGATCAATAACGCCGCCGAACGCGAAGTGCGCAAGCAATCCCACGTCAAGGCCCAGGCCGCCCGGCGCCGCCAGGAAGCGCTGACCCAGGCCCAGGCCGCCCAAGATAACGAGCGCGCCCGAGCGGCCGCCTGGACCGCCTTCATGGCCGAGCCGGACAACCAGTCGCTGTCGGTGTCGCAGCGAATCAAGCTGTTCAACATCCGCTACCCCAGCCCCTAAGCCCCGCCATCCCGCGCACCGCCCAAGGCGGTGCATTCGCACGCCTGGCGCCCAGGAAAGCCCCCAGCGGGCGGCCAGGCGCTGCAAATCCCCTCTCGCTGCACCCTTTTCCCCTCCCGAGATGCACCCGAACCCAGCAAAAAGTCCACGGCCGCGCGCAGGCATCCTTCCTGCTTTTATAAATCTGCAAGTTATGGTGTGTAGTGGTACCGCAAGGCTTAAAAGAAAGAGCCGTTAAAGCTCATGAACCGTGCCAGGTGTGCATGACGGGCTGACGAAATAAAATGACTGCCCACTTCGCGCCTGGAGGCGCGGGGCAAGGACACAGCTCGGCGTCGGTACCGCCGCCGTTCCGTCAGTGAGGCGCCTTCCAGTCGCTGTGGGCCGTGCCAACACCGCGCCCGACATCAGCCCTGGTCGACGTCCCTTCGCTCCTTCACGCGCCGGCTACGCCCTATCCGTCGCGCAAGCGCTCCAGCAATCAGTGTAGGGGGTTCGCTTACGACATTTGTAGGCCTGCGGGCTAAGCCGCGCCTGCCTGGGGCGATTCCCGGCAAGGTCCAGGGCGTGACCACCCTTGACCAGGTTCGCGCCTAGCGTTCGCCCTGGGCGCTTAGGTCGTGCAGATCTGCCGGCAGCGGCCTGGTGCAGGTTTGAATTCGTAAATAACGAATTAACGAATTGACGAAATAACGAAAGCCCCATAAGGTTCATCCCAAGGCCGGGCATTACGCCAAGGCCGCTATCCGGGGTTGAACCGATGACCAAGCAAGCACCGCATGTGGTCGCTTTGAAAGCGGCCTTTTTTGAGCGTTACGCGATCCAACTGAATGCACGTATCGCCGGGGGATCGCAGCGCGATTGCCTGGTACTGGCGGTGCCGGCGTTTCGCAAGCGTGCCGAGGTGGACCGTTCGCAGTTGATAGACATTGGCATTTGGCTAGAGGCTCAAGGCTACTATCTGTGCGAGGATTACGGTCGGGTCGGCTTGCTGGCTTCGCCGTCTGGCTGGACTTGCTGGAATGCCGGGGTGTCGGTCAAGGTTCGACTGTGCCCTGAGCCGATAACGATTTAACGATTTAACGAAATGACGACAACCCGCCGGCCTTGCCGGCGGTTTAGCATTGGAGGCTGATGGATGTTTGCGTTGTTACTGCGTGACGGGTCACGTACAAAAATAGAGGCGCCGGATTTGTGGGAGGCGATGCGCGCGGCGCTGCGCCTCGATGCGGTGCAACTGGAAATGCTCGGCGACTCGCCGCGCTCGATGACGGCCGATCAAGTGCGCCAGGAATTGGCCTTGGATCGCCCTGGGCTGTTCGATGCTTACGCCCCGGGTTGGCAGGCGCCGAGCGTGGCCGAGTTTCGCGAGCTGATGCGGGTGGCGGATTTGACCGCCAGCCAGGCCGGCATGCTGGTCGGTGTCGATGGTCGCAAGATTCGCAAGTGGGCCGGCGGCGAGGGGGAAGTGCCTTATGCCGTGTGGAGGCTGCTGAGTATCTACGCCGGCCTGGCCGAGGCGCCCAGTCATTCAGATAACGAAATAACGAAATAACGAATTGACGAATTAACGAAAGGATTCTAAAGTCTGCTCCAAGGCCGGGGACACACCCAAGGCCACCACCGGAGCAGACCCGATGACTACCGCGCAACGCTCGGCCCGCATGCAACAAGTGGCCAACCAACTGCCAACCCCCCGCCTGATTGAGGCCGTCCGCTTGATGGGCGGCGCTGTGCTGCCTGTCGCTGAGAACATGACGCGCGCCGCGTTGCTGTCGGCATATCAGGTGCGCGAAGGCGACGAAGCCCTCGATACCCTGATGGATGAAATCGGCCTTTAAGGACAGTCGCCCCGGCCATGGCCGGGGCTCTCGGAGAGTGTGCGGCAATGATCGATCCCAACGACCCCGGAACCATGGACCTTGTGGCCGCCTGCGAAGAGCCGCTAAGCGGCGCCGAGCGTGCGCGCCGGCACCGGCTGAAAAAGAAACAAGCCGGCGTGAAGCCCATCAGCCTGACCAGTCTTGAGCGTTGCGTGTTGAGCCTGGGCTTGCTAGCCCATGAAGACCTTGACCACCGCCAAGCGAATTGGGAGACGACAAAAAAGCCTGGGTTTGACGCGCTGCTGAAAAAGCTGTGGCCGGAGGGCGACAACGGCCGCTATTTGGCCGAGCCAAAGCGCAGCACCTACCGGCCGGCGGCGTTCCTGCGCGACCAACTGGAGCAAGCGAAGACGGAAAATCAGCGGTTGAAAAGTGCCCTGCACGAAATCGCCGCCGAAATGGGCGCGGTCGCCTCGGTGCCGGCCAAGGGTGTGCAAGGCCAAGAGAGTGGCGACTTTGCAACGCTTGAGGTCACGGACGCGAGCCTGTTGCCGGTGTGGGAAACGCTGCCCAGTGACTTTGCCCGGGCGGCCACAGCGCTTGGCTTGCTGCGCCTCCGGAACGCCCAGCATGCCGAACTGGTCTGCGCGGTCGAAGTACTCCAGGCCCGTCTCGGTGTGGCGGGTCTGAGCGAGCGTGTCTCGGATAATAAACAAGAGTGGTATTGGAACCCTATTCCCCACCGGGACTATCGCGCGACGAGCGCGCCGGAGTACATGGAGCGTCTTTCCGCTGCGCCGTCGATGGCCGATGATCGCGCCAGTTTGCACAAGCAGATTGAAACGCTTGAAAAGGAACAAGCGTTGCTGGAGGCGGAACGCAACAAGGCGTTCGCGGCCAACCGAACGTTGACCGAGCGCCTGCGCCGCGCGGGCCTGCCGACCGATTACCGGGCGCAACCGGGCGAATGATTAGAGCAGCATAAGTGTTGCGTATGCAGCACAAGTGCTGCATAATGGCTCTACCGAAACGGCAAGGACGACAGCAATGAAGTGCAGCGAGTTTCGGCGGTGGTTGGTGGCCCAAGGCGTGGAGTTCAAGAGCGCCAAGGGCAGTCACTTCAAGGTGTACTTGAATGGCAAATCAACCGTCTTTGCGGACCACGGCAGCAAGGAAATGCACGAAGGGTTGCGCAAGACCATCATCAAGCAGTTGGGCCTCAAGGATTGAGGCTTGGCTGTACCCCTTCAGAGGTGAGGCGCCATGTATCAATACCCGCTAGAGCTGCACCCCGAGCCGACCGGTGTGTGGTTGTCGTGCCCGGACATTCCGGAAATGAATGCGTCCGGCGACACCCTGGGCGAAGCCTTTGCCGAGGCCCTGAACGGCCTGGAATCGGCGCTGTCGCTGTACGTCGAGCAGCGCCGCAAGATCCCGGCGGCCTCGGCCCCGAGCGATCCGGCGTTGGTCCTGCACCTGCCGGCGCTGACCGTGGCCAAGATCATGTTGTGGAACGCCATGCTCGACGAAGGCGTGAGCCGTGCCGAGCTGGCCCGGCGCATGGGTTGCACGCGTCAGACCTCGGACCGCCTGGTGGACTTTGTCCACGCCTCGAAAATCGAACAGGTCGAGCGCGCGCTGGGCCTGTTGGGGCGGCGCCTGTCGCTGGTCTTGGAAGCGGCTTAGTTAGCCGTTACGCGTAACACTCTGAAAGGAATCCCAGCATGACCGATACCCTGACCGAGGCCCGGCAGCACCTGGCGCGTATCCGCGCCCAGTTGGCCGACGCCGAAACCGGCTTGGCGCGGATTCGCGAGAACGGCGACCCCGCGCTGGCCGAGAAAGAAGCCAGCACCCGGCAATTGATCGAAGCCTTGCGCGACCGTGCCGAGGCCATGGCGCAGCAGCTGGGCGTTGATCCGCCCCGGGTGCTGCACTGAGCCGGTACCGGACCTGTAAACAATTCGCACAGATGAAAGGAACCCCCGCCATGACCGACTTTCAACACGACTCGATCCCCCTGGAGCTGCCCGCCTATCTGGTTGAGACGCTGGCCGAATGGGCACGCGCCGATACCGTGGCGCAGCATCCAGACACCGCGCGACCGGACAAGGAAGCGGCCCGCGAGACACGCCAGAATCTGGCCGACGCCTTTGTGCGTGGATTGCTGCTGAATCTGCCGGCGTTTTCCGCCGAGGGTGATTTGGCCGATGCGCTCAACGAGCGCGCCGAAGTCTATGCCGACTACCGCGCCGCCCAGGACGCGAAAGACAACTGAAAGGAACCCAATTTTATGTCGACTGAACGACCGCAAGAGCAAGTGCCCGGCCTGAGCCTTGGCGACTGGATCGAATGCGACTTCCAGCACCCGTTCCAGCACACGCGATCCGCGCAACTGAACACCCCTGGCGCGATGCTGTTCGGGCTGCAACTGCTGAGCGACCCGAAAAGCGGCTGGCGGCGAGCGACCCGCGACTGGTCGGCCCGGCAGGCGGACCGCGCAACCGCCGCCGCGTAGGTGATCCGGGCGTTACGAATAACGGCGTTTATGTTCAATCGACCCCCCCACCAACGCCCGGTGCGGGGGCCTTTTTCTGTGGCGCTGTTTACCACTACCCCCTAGACTGGGCGACCAGAACCCACGTCACTGGTTTTACGCAGTGACCGCCACTCACTCGAAAAGGAACGCCGCCCATGTCCACCCCTGCCCTGCGCGACCTGACCAAACCGCTGATGGCCTTTTGGGTCGGAGACGACGATATCTTTGCCGCCGAAGACGAAGCCCAGGCGCTGGCCCTGGGTAACGCGCTGGCCGGTGTCGCGGCGTACACCTTGGACGACGTGGCCCCGGTCTCGGCCGAGACGCTTGACGACCGCCTGCGCGATGAGGAAGGTCGTTTGGCCTGGACCCTGCGCGGGCTGCTGATGGACCAGGCCGAGCCAGGTTATCTGGCCGGCTACGAACAATGAGCCTGCCCTATCGCGGCCTGGTCGACGTGCTGTTGATCGGCGCGGACGGTGGCGAACACCGTGAGTGCTTCCCGGCGATCCTCAACGAAACCATGCCCGGGCTGTTCGAGCTGAGTACGCCGCACAAGCTGCCGGCGGCGCGTGGCTCGCACACGGTCTGCGTGACCCTGGACGATGGGCAGAGCCTCGGCGGCGACGTTGGTTATGTCGGGGATTTTGGCCTGACCTTCAGCCGGCCCCGGGGCGAGCCATGATCGGCGAGGCGATTCAGGAAGACGTGCTGCGCGCCCTGGTCAGCCAGCACGCGGTGCGCGAATGCCTGGTGGCCAAGGTCGATGGCGGGCCGGCCTGGGGCCTGTCGATCCGCCTGGGTGGCAGCGGCGCGCGCTGGGTGCCGGTACGCTCCAAGCGCGAGAAGGTGCGCACCTGGGCCAGTCTGACGGCGGTCGGGCGCTTTGCCGATGGCATTGGGCTGCGGACGTTTAGCGTCGAGCTGTGACGGGTAACGGGCACAAACGACAGGCACAAAAAAGCCGCCTTAGTAGGGCGGCTTTTTCGTTGGCAGTCCGGTTAGTGGCCTTTCTACCAGTCTCACTGGAAGCGTTGACATAGTTAAGTATCTTACATAGACCACTATTGACGCGCAACGCATTTGCGCAATTGCGCGCGGGTGGCGCGCCCAGTGGTTACGGGGCTTCGCGCAAGGTGTCCACAATTTCCGCACATGCGCGCGGCAGTATGCGCACTACTGCGAGTGCGCAGCGGTGCAACAAATTTCACGCCTGTGATCCTATTACTGCCTTTCAAAGCCCGGGTTTTCGCGTAGCATGGCGACCAGTTAATGTGAAATGTGATGTGGGTCGGGTTGCTTAACGAATTCTGGACCAAGGGCGCGGGCCTAGTAATCCGCGCGGATGAAACCCGAGGCCCTTTAACCCGACTGAACCTCACTGGAAGCGTTGACACGTTCCGAAGGCGTCATGTGTTCCGGAAAAGCGCCGGGGGTAAGGTCGATTCAGAGACCTAAAGTATGAAGCCTATGCTGAATGCACTGAAATGGTTGGTGAGCCGGCTGGTGATTGATTTCATCAGCGACTTCATCCGCGATAGCTGGAAAGATTTGTAATCGCGTGACTGGGAAAGCCGCTCTAACTTCGGTTAGGGCGGTTTTTTTTGCCCACAAAAAAGCCCCGCCAGGTGCGGGGCTGCATGTTTGTGCTGACGGCTACTTCGTGCGCGGCTCGATCAGGTCTTTAAGGTCTGTGACGTCTTTGCCGTGACGCTCCATGTACTCAAGTACGGCGGCAATCATGACGCGCGTGGAGGATAATTTGTGCTGGTGTGCAAAGTCGTCGAGTGCATCCTTGAAGCGGCTTTCGGGCTTGAAGTTCAATGGCACGCGCTTATGCGGGTCGGTCTTCTCGGTGGCGTTGCCCAGTACGGGCGAAAGTTCGCCACGTTTAGGCGGGGCACCTTTGCCGGCGGCGGATGGCTTTTTTACGATGGCGACCATGGGATGCTCCAGTTCGTTAATTCTTCAATTCTTTAATTATTTAGACAGCTTAGTTAGCAGGCTGTCAATCGCGGATACCAAGCTGTCCGCTTGTTCGCGCGGCCCGGCGAATTGTGTTTCTACTATCGCCTTACCGGAATCCTGGGCGCGGCGATAGCAGTCCTGCTCATAGAGTGAGGGCAGCAGGGTGTAGTCGGTTTGCATTAAAAAATTTCGGCACTCGACCAGCTCTTTGCCGCTGTCGCCTACGTGGTTCAGTACCAGGGCAATGCGCGCCGGGTCTACGCCGTGCTTGTCGACTAGTGTGTTAGCCAGGCGTACGGTCGGGCGCATATCAGTCTTAGCCATGCCAGTCGGGAGAATAATCAGGTCGCAGACCTTGGCCAGCTCGGCGGTCATGGTCGAGGCGAGCGGGCGGCCGTCGAAGATGGTCAGGTCGTATTTCTCTGACGCCTTGAGGGCGCTGGCTGCTGTGCCGAAAGCCTGGACATTGATCGGGGATAGCTTTGCATTTTGTAGACGGTCAAGCAGCCATTCGTAGCTAGATGATTGGTCGATATCCAAGTCGGCCAGCAATACATCCCAACCGCCGAGGGTATAGGTCACCCCAAGCGCCTCACAGATAGTTGTCTTGCCGACACCGCCCTTCTGAGAAAAGACGCCGATGCGCTTGCCCATGCGAACCTCCATTCAGTTCGTTAATTCGTTAATTCGTTAAAGCTCGGGCGAGTATAGGCCTCCCCGGGCAGAGGATCAATAAAATAAAGAATTAAAGATTTAACGAAATAACGAAAGAATTAGGCGTGGGCCATGTAGCGCGAAGGCGGGCCGCCGGCCGAGGCCACCGAGGTGCGCACGGTGCGCGAATGCTCGGTGAGGGTGCGGCTACGACGCTGGGAGCGCGGACGGTTGAAGTCGGTGTCGACTTCCAGCGCGGCGATGACGCAGAGCATCAGGCACAGCGCCTGCGGGACCAAGACGCCCAGGGTAAAGCCGCGCGTAATCATGTGCGCTTTGTTCTTGGCGCCGAGCTTGCTGAGGATGTTGCGTTCCACCATGCGCATGCCTGCATCGTCGATGTGCAGTTCCTGGGCGATGACCGGCGTGGGGAAGCCTTCGGCGGTTTTGACCAGCACAAACAGTTCGTTGTTCGTCAGGTTCTGGCCGGGATAACCGATGACTTCGTCGCCGTGGATCTGGACACAGGCATTCATGGGAAACGCTTCCTTGCGAGGGGGGAGGGGGCTTTAGTTGGAGAGGTCGAGTTGCAGCGCGTCCAGTTGACGGCGCAGCAGGCCAAGCAAATCGGCCATCTGTTCCATGGCTTCGGTGGTGACGTGGCCCTGGTCAATGCAATACAGGGCGGCGTTTTGCATGGTGCCTGCCAGTGACGACACTTCTTTTACGGCGACCACGCGACGCTGTTGAATGAGCAGTGCGCCGCCCGATTGGGTCGGAGGTTGTTTAATTTGGGAAATCACTTCGCTGCCTTGCATGGGGTAATAACCTGTCTTTCCTGATTTGCGTGGCATGTTACACGTAAAGTGTAAATTCGAGCAATAAAAAAGCCCTTGGACTAAGGGCTGGGTTTAACTTTTTTATTACCTATCGTGCGAAATACGCACGACTCGCCCGACGATATCCAGTTCGTCCAGAGCTTCGCGGGACAATTTGCTATCGGGGTACTGCTGGGCGTCTCCGGCCTTGAGGGTAAAGGTGCCGTCGAGTTCCGGGCATATCCAGCGCACCCAGATGGTTTGGGCGACGACAATGCCAAACAGGTCGGCGCCGCGCACGGTGGTTTGGTCGCCATCGAGCAGCAGTTCGTCACCCTCGGCAATGGTCGGCGCCATGCTCGCGTCTATCTGTTTGATGCACAGCAGTTTGTTCCGATTCATCCCTCGGCTTTCGATGTAGTCATGACTGAATGCGGTGTTGTCCGTGGCCTGTGGCAGGGCGAGCAGCCCGCTTTTAGTCTGGATGTTCGGCGGATTGGCGGTCACGTAGTTGGCCGAGGCCGCGCTCAAACTGTCGTTATCGGTGTAGCCCTGGAGCCAGGCCGGGGTCTTGCCAAACAGCTTGGCGAGCAAGACGATTTGATCCGGCGGCGGCATGCGCAGCCCCAGTTCCCAGTTGGAAAATCGGGAGAAAGTCATGGGTGTGCCCGATAAAGCGGACAGCCGGCGGGCCGTCTCTTCAAGGGTCCAGCCCGACGCCTGGCGACACTGTTTCAGTCGCAGGGCAACAATCTCTATTAGTTCAGACATGCGCAATCTCTCATAGGGCGCCGTGAGGTTTCACGCCTTGGCAATTGTTGAATATTATCTTTAACTTGAGGAAATATACACTTTAAGTGTAGATACCGCCAAAAAAAGCTTGAGAAATGGGAGGCAGTCGAAATAGACTTACACCATTCGTGTAAAAGGACGTCTATTCGTGGAACTGAACAAGTGGATTGAAAACATCGGTGGCGTAGAGCCTGCGGGCAAGCTGAGCCTAGCGGGTCTGCACGCCGTGGCCAGTCTACTGGGCGAAAAGCCACGCACCGTGTCGTCGTGGTATCGCCAAGAACGCATCCCGTCCTTCACCGCCGGCGCGAACATCGTGTTGAAGTCCAAAGGCGCCGTGGATTGGAACGGCATCTACACGCCGTTCGCCATCAAGCTGTTCAAAGCCGGCGGCCAACATGCCGTCGCTTAATCTGCCGTCCAACTTCTCCGCGCTGCCGATCGTTCTCAAGGTCGAGCAGCGCTTTGGCGTGGCCGGCTTCGCCCGCCTGATCAAGCTGCTGGAGCTGTTCGCCGCCAGTCCGTCGCGTGAGGCCGGGGTGATCGAGCTGCCGGTCAGCGACTGGGTGGACGCCCTGCAGGCCGGCCCGCATGACGTCGCCGTGCTGCTCGACTACTTGAGCCAAGACGGCTGGCTGTCCCAAGAGCAGGCCGACGAACCCGGCGCGCCGTTACGCATCACGCTGGCCACCTTCGCCGATTTCCTGCCGCCGTTGGAGCTGCCGAAGATCGCCGAGCAGTGGCGCCGCTGGTTCGAAATCGAGCTGAGCATGCCGCCGCTGCTAGGGAAAGACCCGTATACCCAAGATTTGTTCCGTCGATGGTGCGCCACGAACGTGACGATTGAAGAAATGGAGCTGGCCATAGAGCTGGCCCGTAAGGCGAACACGGCCCCCAGCCCGACCGCTTTGCATGAATTTTTGAAGACTGTGCGCAATACCAAAATTGAACGCGCCCGCCGCTGACGGCAGGCCGAGGGGAACACCTTGTTATTGATTGCACTGTCTGGCGGCACTGACGCCGAGCGTATCGCGATTGCGGATCGACTGATTGAGTCGGGAAAAGAGTCACTGGCCGCGTTTGCGGTCACCAGTCCAGGGGTTAACCGGCCGCTTCGGCGCTCGATGATTTTGCGCGACGCCCTGGACACCGCCCAAGATCCACGCGTCAAAAACCCGGCCGGCGGCCTGGTGATCGTGCATTGCCTGACCGAAGAGGAAGCCGCCGTGGTGCGCGCCCAGGGCGGCGCCATCTGGCATGTGTACGGCACGCCGTCTGATCGCGTGGTCAATCGCCCAGGGGATTTTAATGTCACCGCCAAGGGCGACAGTTTCCGCCACGTCCTGGCCCCGCTCGACGCCTTGTCTGAGCTGGTGTTGCCGCGCCTTCGCGACATCGCTCCGCTGTGCGCGGCAGTGATTGACGCGCTGGCCGACGCGTAAGGCGCCGCCCTATGGCCAGACGTAAGACCGACCTCGATGCGGGCCTAGAGCTTTGGGCGCGCTGGAGTCTGCCCGGTGGGGCGGTGTCCGGTGGTCGCTCGATGCTGGCCAAGCTGATCGACAACAAAGGCGAACTGTTTTTTGGCAGCGGCGGCCCAGGCGGCGGCATGCCGGTCGACGGCATTGAATGGGCCATTGAAGCGGTGGTGTTGTCGATGTTCACCACCGACCCGATGCGCGCCGATGTGCTGCGTCTGGAGTACGGCGCCGCCGATTACCAAGTGGCCGACCGCCGGAAAATTGTCGACTACGACCCGGCCGGCCTTGACCAGTATCAGAAAGCCCACGCCCTGGGCATCAGTCGCCGCACCTACATGCGCCGCCTGGCCGAGGCGCGCGAAACCCTTGCTACCCAACTGAGGTTAACCCCATGACCCCCCAAGCCCTGCAAAAGGTAGAGGACTACTTCGGCCCGTACGTTGGCCAAGAAGACTTTAAACCGGCCCTGGAACTGATCGAGCACACCAAAGAGCTACGCGCCTTCGTGTTGGTCCTGACCGACTACCTGGCGATGCCGGGGCCGACTGCCGAAAAGACCGCTGAGCATTACCAAATCGTGCGCAAGGCCATCGAGCTGCGCAACAAGATCACGCCGCCGCGCACCTGGCGCGACTGATTCGACTTATCACGAATTAACTAAATAACGAATTAACGAATGAATCCGCGCGCAGTCCGTCCCCGCTGTGTGCCCGTCAACTGGATGGGTAGGGGAGCCCTGCGCCTGATCCGCGACCAGGCCACCTAACACGCGGGCCTGGTCGCCTTACCCAAGGAGCCAGGCCAATGCCTCAAGCCGATACAGGCACTGTCAGCGTTGCGCTGTCAGACGCCGCCATCAAGCGCCACGCCGCTGACCCCACCGTCAAACAACTGCGCGACACCCGCCGCCCCGTCCTGTTTCGTTACCACGCCTCGCGCAAGTCGGGCAGTTGGTACGTGGTCACCTACCACAAGGGCAACCCTAACCCGTACAGCAAAATCGCCAACTGGCCCGCCCTGGACACCTCGGCCTTTATGGAAGCGCTGCCCAAGGTCCTCCAGCGCCTGGCCATTGATCCATCCGCATCAGTAGCCGTCGATGGCTGGCAGACCGTGGGCGAGCTGCTGACGTGGTATCTGGACCGCAACAAGCGCGACCGCAACAAGTCGACCAAACGTAAAGACGCCATTCGTTCGGTGATCAAGTGCCACTTACGGCCGCGCTTGGCCGGTGAGCAGTTGGCCGACATGAATCAGTCGCGCCTGGATGAAAAGTTGATCTGGCCGCTACAGGAAGGCTACTCACTGGCCTACGTGCGTCAGGTGTTCGGCGTGCTGATGGGCGCCTTCAAACAAGCCACCAAACTGAAATTGATCAGCGTCAACCCGCTGGCCGGCTTCACCTTCCCCGACTTCATTGCCGCCAGTATCGAAGCCAAACCCGGGGCGATTCGCCCGGATCAACTGCGCGGTGTGTTGGCCCATCTGATCAGCCTCAAAGACGAACTGCCGGCCTCGGTGGCCCTGGCGGTGATGATGCTGGCCCATGGCACGCGCATCGGTGAAACCCGCCTGGCCAAGTGGAAAAACATCAACCTTGAAGACGGGGAGTGGTTCATTCCAGCGGCTGAGGCGAAAACCCGGCAAGAGTTGGTCGTCCCTTTAACCAATCAAATCTGCCACTTCCTGCGCGCTTATCGTGACCAGCAAAAAGCCGCCAGCTATGTCGGGGCGTACCTGTTCCCCGCGCGTAACGGCCAGCCAATCAATCCCAAACAAGCCGACCAACTGTTCAAACCTTTAGGGTCTGGCGAGTGGACCAGTCACGACCTGAGAAAGGTGGCGCGCACCTGTTGGGCTGACCTCGGCGTCGAGTTTCAAGTCGGTGAGTTTCTGTTGAACCACCAACTGCCCGGCATCAGTGCGACCTACATCCACACCACCTTAAAGCAGCAGAAGCGCGACGCACTGGAGTGCTGGAACACCTGGCTGAACGACCGAGGCTTCGACCAATTGACCGGCTATCAGGCCGAGACAGAAGCGAGACAGGCCGAAATGCCGAAAGGCCTGGACGCCTTGAATCATCAGGCGTGCAGCGCTGTTTAATCATTCATCCCTAAGGAGGAAGTTATTCCCATGAAACGCCCTGAAACGAACATGACCCTTGAGCTGTGGCACGACCAATGGAGCGAGAATTTCCGGCCGGAATACTTCGTTGATGTCGCCCGAAACCTGGATTCGGAAATCAATCGTCCCGAGGTGCGCCAGTGCATCGAGGCCGGTCCGATGCGCCTGGAGCAATACACCCAGTTGCGTCATTTGCTGCTGGTGTTGAGGAAGTCGACAGTCACTGAGTCGCGTCGGTTGACCTGGCGCGAGCGCATCACAGGGAGGGTTCAAGCATGAGCGAAGTTAAGGCGCTGACCGAGCTGTTACACCTGATTCGCGATGATAGTTATTCGATCACTTTTCAGAGTACAGGGCAGTATCGAACGGCTCTGATAAATGAGGTTCGCCGCAAGATTCGCGGGCTTGAAAGCGAGGCCGTGACGGGTAACGCCGAGTCGAAGTTTCACTACTACTCCTTTGCTTTTGCCTTCGGGAGTAGTCAGGCGTCCGTCTATGTTGGCTATGACGATATGGCGGTGACGTTGCCCAGGATCGAGGCCGCAAAGAAGTCGGCCGGCGTAGTCGGTACAGCCGTACTGTTGAGTTGCTGTTACCTGGGCCATATGACCCGCGCTGAAATGGTCGGGGGTGAGTCGTGACGGGTAACGCTAGGGCGAAAAAGGCCGGCACCCAGCGGCAGCAGAAGCGCCGTGCGCGCCTGAAAGAGTTGGATATTAAGGAGGTCACCGCCAAGTTGAGCCCGGCCGAGCGCGCCATGCTGGACGAAGCGCGGACCATTCGCGGCGGGCTCGATGGGCCTTACGACGTCGAAGAGTACATATGTACTCTAGTGCGGGAAGACAGCGCCCGGCTTAAAGGGCAGATTGCCGACGCCCAGCGCTACCCATGCAAGCAATGCGGCAAAACCCTGCCCACGGGCTGCGGTGGAGCCTTTAAAGGTGAACTGGCGTGCCTGCATACCCCGACCGCCTGGAAGTTGTTAATACCCACCGCGACGCTGTGACGGGTAACGCGAAAGCGGGTTGATCAGGTGCGCTGGTTTTACACGAATTGTCAAAATTTCAACTTTTCGTGTTGACAGCCCTGGCACTTTTCCCTATCGTTTGCTTCATCGTGGTGATGTTGCGGCCACGGTGGCACTGCACAGTCATTCCCTTAGCCCTCGGCCCTCACAGGTCGGGGGTTTTTTTATGCCCGCTCCCAGCGCCGGGAGGATATCGAGATGCGAAAAATGCTTGATAAAGACCCCACCTTTTGGGGGCTGGTGTTCCTGGCCCTGAAAGAGAACGGCTTAGCCATGGCTATCGCGTTCCTCCTAGCCTGGTTGCGCATTCAGTACGACGCCAAAGAAGCCAGCGTCTGGCGAAAGCTATTAGAGGCGTCGATTGGTTCGGTCATCGTCATGGTGGTCGGCCTGACCGTGAAAGAGTTCGGCTTTAGCATCGGCTGGGCGTTCGCCACGTCGGGCTTTGTCGGCATTTTGGGCGTTGAGCAGCTTCGGCAGCTCGGCAAGCGTTGGGCAGAACGTAAGGTGGATTCGGTATGAGTACGCCGCGCGGCATTCGCAACAACAACCCCGGGAATATCGACTACAGCGCTTCGAACTCGTGGCAAGGTCAGCTCAAACCTGACCCGGCTATCGAGGCGCGGTTTGCTCGATTCGACACGCCGGAAAACGGCATTCGTGCCCTGGGTAAGACGCTGCGGACCTACCAGCGAAAGCACGGGTTGAAAACGGTCCAGGCGATCATTGGTCGCTGGGCTCCGAGCCAGGAGAACGACACGGCGGCTTATGTGCGCTCGGTCGAATCGAAGATCCCCGGCGCCAAGCCCGGGGCTGACATCGACGTCTCCAGTCCGCCCGTCCTGCGGGCCTTTGTGTCGGCCATCATCGAACACGAAAACGCTAACTATCAGTACCCATCGTCAGTGATTGATGAGGGTGTGCGCAGGGCGTTGACATGAACGCCTTGCTGCCATGGGGTTTGGCTGCCCTGGTGTCGGTGTGTTCGTTATGGTTCGCCGATCATGTGTCGCAGGACAATGTGCGGCTGACCGAGGCGAACGAAGGTCAGGCCCGCGAACTGATCGCCCTGGCGACAGCGTTAGACGGTCAGGCGGTGTTGCGTGAAGCGCTCGACAAGATCGACCGCCAAACCCGCTCTATCAATACCGTGCTGGATGGTCAGACCGCCCAGCTCAATCGAAACCTGGCCGAGCTGAAGCGCACCGATGAAAAGACCAACGCTTATTTGGCTGAGCTTATCCCTGCTGCTCTCGGCCTGCGGTACGCACGACCCGAAACCACCGACCCCGTCGCTTGGCGGGCCGGCGCTGTCGTGCAGCCTGGTGCCGTGTCGCCTGCCGGGTCGGCCGCCGCTGCTGCCCAATGAGGACTGGACTCGGGCGCTCGACGAAACCGAAGACGCTTTAGTCCGTTGTGCCACTCAAGTACTCGACTGCATCCAGAAGCAAGGAGCTGCGACCAATGCCGCCCAAGGCCAAGCGCCCGTGTCGAGCGCCGATGTGTCCAGGCAAGACCCAGGACAATAGCGGGTTCTGCGACAAGCACTTACACCTGGCCAGCGGCTGGGCCAAGCCTGAACGAGGAACCGCCGAACAGCGCGGGTATGACTGGGCATGGCGCAAGAAGGCCGCCGCCGTCCTTAAGCGTGACCGCTACCTGTGCCAGTGCGACGACTGCAAAGGTCGTCACCTTGCAGCATCAGAAGTTGACCACGTAATACCTAAATCACGGGGTGGAACTGACGATTTCTGCAATTTGCAGGCGCTAAACAGCGACTGTCACAAGGCCAAAACGCAAAGGGAAGCGGTCGAGGCGCGCCTCGGCCACTTCGGCGAACGTGTAGGGATCAGGTAGCGAAAATGCACCAAAAAAGCGCGCTGAAGGGGGGGGTGGGGTAAATCTCTGGGGGTTTACGTCTTCTCCACCGCTCGCCCAGCCTTTTACGCGCGACCGCGAAATTAAAAAATTCGTACTTTTGGAAACTTCGGAGAGGGTTTTGACGTATGGCACGAGGCCGCCCCCCCAAACCCACGGCCTTGAAGCTGGTTCAAGGCAACCCGGGTAAGCGAAAGCTCAATACCAAAGCGCCGTCACCCGACGCCCTGGTCGTGGTGCCGGAACCGCCGGAGTGGTTCGGCCCCATCGCCGTCGCTGCCTGGCAGCAGGTCGCGCCCTGGCTGATCGAGGCCAAGATTCTGACGGTCACGGATCTGCACAATCTGGAAGCCTTTTGCATGGCCTATCAGCGTTGGCGCGAAGCCCAGGCCGACATCACTAAACACGGAATCATCGTCATGGGCGCCAAGCAGGAAATCAAAAACCCGGCTTGCACCGTGGCGAACGAAACCATGCGCCAGATGGCAACCTTCGGCAGTGCCCTCGGGCTTGACCCGGCGGCCCGGGCACGCTTGAAGCCCGGCGGCGCCGAGAAACCTAACAACCCCTTTACCGCACTGCGGGGAGGCAAAGCCGGATAACCACCCTCTATGGCCAGTTCACCGAACGTCAACGCGGCGAACAAGTACGCCCGCGACGTGGTGGCCGGCAAGATCGAGGCGTGCAAGTGGGTGCGCGCGGCCTGCCGGCGTCACCTGGGCGACCTGGCGAAGTCCACGAAAAAGGGTTACGCCTGGAAGTTCGACAAGGCCGAAGCTGAGCGGGTGTGCGACTTCATCCAGTTGCTGCCGCACACCAAAGGCAAGTGGGCTGGCAAAAAGCTGCTGATCACCCTGGAGCCGTGGCAGAAGTTTATTTTCTGCTGCATTTTCGGCTGGCGGTCTAAGCGCACCGGGCTGCGCCGGTTTCGTGAGGTCTATTGCGAGATCCCCAGGAAGAACGGCAAAAGCGTGATCGCCGCCGGCCTGGGTCTGTTCATGTTCACCATGGACGGCGAGTTTGGGGCCGAAGTGTATTGCGGCGCCACCACCGAAGATCAGGCCATGGAGGTGTTCCGCCCGGCGCGGCTGATGCTCAAGAACACGCCGCTACTGATCGAGGATTGCGGCGCCGAACTGATGGTGATGAACCTGTCGCTTCCCGAAGACGGCAGCCGCTTCGAACCGCTGATTGGTGACCCGGGCGATGGCAGTTCGCCGAGCTGCGCGATTGTCGACGAGTACCACGAACATGCGTCGTCGTCGCTGTACGACACCATGATCACCGGCATGGGTGCCCGCGAACATCCGCTGATGTTCGTGATCACCACGGCCGGTTATAACCTGGCGGGCCCGTGCTACGTGCTGCGCGGCCAGGTCAAAGACATGCTGCTGCACGCCCTGGGCGAAGGCGGGATCGAGAACGAAGAGCTGTTCGGCATCATCTACACCATCGACGACGGCGACGACTGGCAAGACCCGAAGGTGCTGCGCAAGGCTAACCCAAACTTTGGGGTGTCGGTCGGCGACGAATACCTGTTGCGCATGCAGACCAACGCCAAGCGTTACCCGTCACAGCTGAACAAATTCAAAACCAAGCATTTGAATGTGTGGGTTAGCTCGCGCACGGCGTGGCTGAACATGTCGGACTGGGCGGCCTGCGGCAACCCGGCGTTAACCCTGGAGCAATTCCGGGGGCGCAAATGCTGGGTCGGTGTCGACCTGGCGAGCAAGTCGGACATCACCGCCGTGGCCCTGGTGTTCAAGGACAAGGACGAGCGCGGCCGCGACGTGTGGACGGTGTTCTGCCGGTCCTACCTGCCGGAAGGTGCGATAGAGCGCGCGGTGACATTTAAGGATGCCTATGAGGGTTGGGTGAACACGGGCGAGCTGTTGACCACGGACGGCGAAGAAACTGACTTTGATGTGGTGCGCGACGACATCAAGGACCTGGCCGAAATGTTCGACATTCAGGAAATCGCTTACGACAAATGGCGCGCCACGCAACTGGCGCACCAACTGCAAGCGGACGGCGCCGAGGTGGTCGAGGTCGGCGGCGGCATCCAGACGATGAACATGCCGATGCGCGAAATGGAAGCGGCCCTGGTGTCGCGTCGCTTCAACCATCCAGAGAACGGCGTGCTGTCGTGGATGGCGGGCAACGTGACAACGCGGGAATACCGGGGCTGTCTGACCCCGATGAAAGAAGACGAAGGCAAAGGCAATCTGCGCAAGATCGACGGCATGGTCGCCGTGCTGATGGCCATGAGCCGCGCAATGCTGGCCGATCAGGTCGAGGGCAGCTTGCTCGACACCCTTACCGACGACGACATTCTGGTGATGTAACTCTATGAAAAAATACATTCCCGATTCACTCGGGGCGGCCGGCTATTGCCTGTTGGTGGCTGGGCTGTACGTCCAGTTTGGCCTTGGTGTGGCGCTGATTGGCGGCGGCGTGCTGCTGATGGTCGGCGCCTGGCTATGGGGGCGACCGTGATTTTTTCCGGCCGTCACGAACGGCGCAGTTTGGAAAACCCGGCGGTGTCGCTGAGCAGTCAGGAGTTGGGCGAGTTGCTGAGCGGGGGCAATGGTATCCACGTCAGCCCTGAAACCGCGCAGAAGCTGACGGCGGTTTACGCCTGCATCTACGTGCTGTCCAGCACCTTGGCCCAGCTGCCGATTAACGTGCTGCGCAAGGTCGACGGCAAGATCGTTCCCGGCACCGACCACCCGGCGCACTACCTGCTGCACGACGAGCCGAACATGTGGCAAACGTCGTACAAGTGGCGCGAAACCAAACAGGCGCACACGCTCGGCTGGGGCAATGGCTACAGCCGCCTGGTGCGCGGTCGACGCGGCGAGTTGCAAGGCATCGAGCTGTGCATGCCGCAACACACGCAACTGCTGCGCAATGGTGGGCGCTGGATCTACGGCACCCTAGATGATGACGACCAGCCGCTGGCCGTGGCGCCCGAGGACATGGTGCATGTGCGAGCCATCGGCTCGAACGGCAAGTTGGGCATCAGTCCGATTCGGCAAAACGCCGAAACCATCGGCCTAGGCCTGGCCGCTGTGCGTTACGGCAAAGAGTTTTTCGAAGGCGGCGGCCGGCCTACAGGCATCGTCACGCTAAAGGGTGAGGTCAAAACGGATGGTTGGGAGCGCTTAAAAAAGGCTTGGAACGGCGCGGTTAGCAAGTTGAGTCAGTCGGAAAACAAGACGCTGCTACTGCCGGCGGATCTGGATTACAAGGCGCTGACCATTGCCCCGGAAGATGCCCAGTTTCTGGAGACGCGCAAGCTGACCCGAAGCGAAATCGCCGGCATGTTCAACGTGCCGGCGCACATGATCAACGACCTGGAAAAGGCCACCTTTTCCAACATCAGCGAGCAGGCCATTCAGTTCGTGCGGCACTCGATCATGCCGTGGATTGTGAACTGGGAGCAGGAGATTAACCGCAAGGTTTTCACCCGCGCCGAGCGTCTGGCCGGCTACTACGTCAAGTTCAATTTGGCCGGCCTGTTGCGCGGCACCCCGACCGAACGCGCCGAGTTCTACAGCCGCGCGATTCTCGATGGTTGGATGACCCGCAATGAAGTGCGGGTGTTTGAAGACATGAACCCGATCACCGGCCTGGATTCGATGTTGATCAACGTCAACGCTCGACTTCTCGGCGCAGACGGCTTGCCGTTACCCGTCACGAAACAGGAATAACCCCATGAGTGAAATCGAACAACGCATGCTGCCCGCGCAGCAGTGCGAGCTTCGCGCTGTCCCGCTTTCTGAGGGGCAATCCGGCCCGCCAAAGATCGCCGGTTATGCCGCCGTGTTCAACATGCGCAGCGACCTGCTGGGCGGCTACTTCGTCGAAATCATTGCCCCGGGCGCCTTCGACGAGGTGCTGACCCAAGACACGCGGGGGCTGTTCAACCACGACCCCAACTATCTGCTAGGGCGCACCACCAGCGGCACGCTGCGCCTGACGACCGATGCGCGCGGGCTGGCCTACGAAATCGACACACCGGACACCCTGACCATTCGTGACCTGGTCGTCGCGCCGATTGCGCGCGGCGACATGTCCGGCAGCAGCTTTGCCATGCGCGTGGCCCCTGGTGGTGACACCTGGCACGAAGAAGACGGCGTGGTCATTCGCACCATCTACAAGGTCGCCGAATTGCGCGACGTCGGGCCGGTGTCCTTTCCGGCCTATCCCGATTCAAGCGCTGCACAGCGCTCGCTAGACGCCTGGAAGCAGGCACAAAAAGAAGGCCTTGAAGCCCGCGGCGAATTCGACCGCGCCGCCCGCGAGCGCCTGTTGAACCTGATGGACCTTTAACCCCTGGGGAACCTGTATGACTCTGAAAGAACTGAAAGCGCTGTATGCCACCCGCTCGGCGGAAATGCGCAGCCTGCATGAAAGCACCGGTGATGACGCGTGGACTGGTGAGACGCGCAGCAAGTGGGAAGCCATGCGTACCGAGCTGGCCGGCCTCAAAGAAAAGATCGAGCGCGAAGAAGAACTGCGCGACAACGATCAGACTTTTGTCGAGCAGCGCGCCCGCAACCAAAACCCACAAACCCCGCTCAGTGATCTGACCGGCGCAGAGGCCGAGCAGCGCGCGGCCTTTGACGCGTTTTTGCGTAACGGCACCGAGGGCCTGACGGCCGAGCAGCGTTCGGCTGTGTTTGCCATGCGCGCCCAGGGCACCAATCCCAACGAGGCGGGCGGATTCACCGTGCCGACCACCCTGCAAGCGCGTGTGATCGAGGCGCTGAGCACCTACGGCGGCATCGCGGCCGTTTGCCAGTTGCTCAATACCGACAACGGCGCGCCGATTGCCTGGGCGGTCAGCAACGGCGGCGAAGAAGAAGGCGAACTGATCGGCGAGAACAAGCAAGCCACTGACAAAGACGTCGAATTTGGCATGGGCACCCTGGGCTCTTACACCATCAGTTCGAAGATCATTCGCGTCTCTGAGCAGTTGTTGCAGGATTCGGGAATCGACATGGAAGCTTTCCTGACCGGGCGTATCAGCAAGCGTTGCGGCCGTACCCGTAACCGCCTGATCGTGCAGGGGACCGGTGCTGCGGAGACGGCCGAGGCGCCCGCCCAGCCCAAAGGTCTGGAAGCATCGGTGGGCGTGGGAGCGTCGACGGCCAACGCCGCTAAATTCACCTGGCAGGAAGTTAACAGCCTGATTCACTCGGTCGATCCGGCGTATCGTGCGGCGCCGAAATTCCGCCTGGCATTCAATGACAAAACCAGCCAGATGCTGGAAGAAATGGTCGACGGTAATAACCGGCCGCTGTGGCTGCCTGGCATCGATGCCGACCGTCCGGCGACCATCCTGAAGACTCAGTACGTGATCGATCAGGCAATTGCGGATATCGCCGCCGGCAAGAAATTTATGTATGCCGGTGACTTCAACGAGCTGATCTTGCGCGCCGTGCGCAGCCTGACGCTGAAACGTCTGGTGGAGCGTTACGCCGAGTTTGGCCAAGTGGGCTTCCTGGCCTTCCTGCGTTTCGGCATCGTCCTGCAGGACATCGCGGCCATCAAAGCGCTGCAAGGCAAACCGGCGGCCTAACACGGAGCGGGGCCGAGCAATCGGCCCCTGTACGCTGATGCTCACACTGTTGCAAATCAAAGAGCATTGCCGGATTGAGGTCGATCAGACCGAGGAAGACCGCCTGCTGTTGAGCTACGGTCGCGCGGCCTGGCGATTGGTCGCGAACGTGACCGGGCGCAAGCTGTTCGAGGTGGTGTTGCCGGAAGCCGCGACAGAGGCCCAGCGCGACGATCCCGATTTTCTCCAGTTCCTGCTGCCGTCTGATGCGCCTGAAAACGCTGTGGCGGTGGACGAGGATCTGCGCCTGGCCATGCTGCTGATGGTGGCGCACTGGCGGCGTAACCGGGAGGCGGTCACGGACGCATTGAGTTCTGGTGTGAAGGAAGTGCCGTTGGCCTTCAAAGCCATCACCGGGCCTTACCTGTGGGTGACGCTGTGATCAGCCCAGGTGCGGGCGCGCGGGATAAGCGCATTACGCTCCGCACCCGTAACGACAAGCCCAAGGATGACGCCGAGCTGGTATCGGATTACGTCGAGGTCGGCAAGCGCTGGGCCGCCCTGGAGCCCCTGGGCACGCTGCTGGTGAACAGCGGGATTCAGACCAACAATAAGATCACCCATCGAATCATCTTTGCGCGCATGCGCGGCCTGGATGACCGGCATGAAGTGGTGTTCGGTTCGCGGCTGTTTCGCGTGGTTCGCGTGGGGGATGTGAACGAAGCCGGCATCGACACGCTGTTAGAGGTCGAGGAAATCACCGGCAACCCGGAAAGCGCGTCCTCGATGCCCGGCGGTGATCCTTATGGGGACTAACCTGTATGAGTAATTCGGTTGCGATTGAGGGTTATTTGCACGTCGAAGGCTTCGACAAGTTCGAACGCGAAGCCTTCGATAAACGCAAGATCCGCGCCGGTATGCGCAAGGTGGGCCAGCTGGTCCAGCAAAAGGCGCAAATGAACGTGGCGCTGTCGCGCGGCCAGGATGGCTATCCGGCTAACCGTACCGCCGAGCTGCTGAATTCGATTAGCTACAAGGTTTCCCGCTCGGGTTTTATGGTCAAGGTGGCGCCGAGCAAAACCAGCGCCATGACCGCCTATTACCCGGCCTTCCTGCACTACGGCGTCAAGCAAGGGAGTGCGGTCAAGGCCTTGGCCCCCGGCGCCGGCCGTGGCAAAAGCAACCGTCGCGCGCGCGGCGCTCGGGCCGATTTAGTCTCGGCGCGCAAGGCTGGCGGCTGGCGCATTGCGCCACGTAAAAACTACATGACGGACGCTCTGGAAGATTCGAATTCGGAAGCGCAGAAAATTCTGACACAGACCTTCGAAAGCGCTTTGCAGTGACCGTCACCGATCCACACCGCCCCGACCCCGGGGCTTTTTTATGCCTGGAATTTAGCCATGCGATTAACCCCGCTGATTCGCCAGATGCGCGCGCAATGCCCGGCGTTCAGTCGCCGCGTGTTCGGTGGTCTGGACTGGGACCCGACCAAGGACGTTTCCAAGGCCGACTTGCCGGCGGCTTATGTCGTCGTGTTGGGCGATGACGCCGACCCGTCGCCGGTGCAGAACGCGATTCAGCAAGTGATCCGCGAAACCGTCGACGTGTGCGTCGAGGTGTTCAACGCAGACGAACGTGGCCAAGCGGCGGCGGATGCGCTGCACGACCTGCGGGCCGAGCTGTGGCGCGCCCTGGTGGGGTTTGGGCCGGGCGACGACGGCGACCCGCTGCAATACGACAGCAGCGATTTGATGCTGATCAACCGTTCGAAGGCGGTCTACCGCTTCCGTTTTTATACGGAATTCCAGTTGGGTCGAAACACCGTCAGGCCCGGCGAACCCCTGCTCCCCGCCGAAACCTGGCAAGAGCAAGTGCTGGATGGCCTGGCGCCGCTGCAAGGGGTGGACATGGATGTCGACTTTATCGACCCGATGGTCGATCACAACCTTTCCCCGACCGGCCCTGACGGCCGTATCGAAATTCAAACCCGCGAGGATCTGCAACCGTGAAACGACTCTATTTGAAGCCGGTCGACGGTCGGGCGTGCCCTGACCCGGCCAACGGTGGCGCCTTGCTGCCCGCCGAAGGGGCCGACGTCCCGCACACCGTGTACTGGCAACGCCGGTTGACTGCGGGTGATGCGGTCGAGGTAGACCGTCCAAAGGCCAAGGTGGCCCCCAAGAGCGCGCCGGCCGTGACTGCTGGGGGTGATCAATGAGCATCGGCTTTAGCAATATCCCGGCTGACATCCGCGTCCCGCTGTTTTATGCGGAAGTGGATAACACGATGGCCAACACCGCCACGTCGACCCTGCGCCGGCTGATTGTCGGCCAGGTCAATGACGATGCGGTCGACGAAGACATCGGCCGCCTGGTGTTGGTGTCGCGCACCAGCCAAGCCATCGCCATTGGCGGTGCCGGCTCGATGCTGGCCGCCATGCACAAGCTGCACCGCGATATCGACGTCGCGGGTGAGGTCTGGTGCCTGCCGTTGAAAGTGGCCACCGGCACAGCGGCTGCTGCCACCGTTACCGTAACGGGCGCCGCCACCCAAGCCGGCTTGCTCAATCTGTACGTGGCCGGCAAGCGGGTGCGTGCGATTGTGCCGGAGCTGGCCAGCGCCACGGCGGCGGCGGCGGCGCTGGCCACGGCGATCAATGAAGCGCTGGACTTGCCGGTTTCGGCAGCAGCGGTCGCCGGC